AAACACGCATTTCCGAAGCAACCTGCTCAAGCGAGGTGTAAATACGACGACCAAGCGTATCCTTCATGAGCATAAACTGTGAAATCAAATACTCACTGGTATATAGAGTCGGCATACCAGTACCACGATACAATGACCGATATGAAATAACAGCATCAACAAAGTTTCCGGGTCCAGCAGGAGCAGCACCCTGTACATCGGCAAGAACCTGAATTACAAAGATTGGATCATCTGTGGCAATCGGACGAATCCGATCCTCGAGAATCTTGTCTTCATCATCAACAGCACGCCCATCGCCAATCAGAATCGCTCGAGCAAGCTCCTCGTCAAGCATTCCACGCATTTCACCCTTGACCCAAGCAACCACATCGAAGTCAGTGATGTCGACAATGTCATCACGATCAAGCTTCTGCTTCTTGTAGATGGTCTGAGGCATGGTTTCACGGCGGGAAGTAGCGAAGAATTGCTCTTTCTTGACTTCTCCCGTGATATAACCCTTGGCTCGAGCATCGTCATATGTAAGATCCGCCCAATGAGTCTTGACTCGAGCGAACGGAGACTTACGAGCGCCATTCAGAACCGAATTAACCCACTCGGTACGACGAGTATAGAATTCAGGAGCTGAGGTAAGAGCAGTGGCTTCTGGGAAAAGCGTATCGATCTGATTAATCCCATGAGCAAGCGCATAATTCTCAACAGAAGCTTTGAGCGATCCAGTCTTCATGGCATCGGCAACAATGCCCTGGATATCCGCATGCGAGAGAACTGGCGAAGAAGTTTCATCGCCCTTCTCGAAGACGTTGCGAGTCATTTGTGTACCTTCCTTATCGGCATTGTCGGAGTCCTTGTCGAGATTATCTTGTTGCATGCTGTCTTCGGTCATGGAGAGCGCTTGACCAAGCATGAAGTGAACAACTTTCTTCTGCTTATCGGTCAAAGAATCAAAGACATCTTGAACCGTCTCTTCATCTTCGCTATCTCCGCCATCTCCGCCATTATCTCCGCCGTCTTCCTTCGGATCTCCACTAGCATGTTCCAGCTCGAGACCCGTATAAATAATAACTTCATCATCAAGAGTGATATTATCACCGTCAGCATGACGAATAGTTACATTCTCGATAAGAGCACCTGGATTTGCCCCAGAAAGAACAAGACTTACTTCACGAATAGCTCCATGAAGAACTTTTCCTGCTCGTTCGACAAGTTCATTTGCCCAAATCGACAACATAGTGATATCACCATGATCGAGAAGGCCCTTTGTATGAACAGCTTTGTCTGACTTATTGAAGAAACCATAAGCATAAACACCATCATCACGATTCTCAAGAATGGCATGCCCAAGAACGTTCTCAGGATCGGTATGACCATGCTGCCAAACAAGCGGAACCTTCGACTTATCTTGATGCTTGAAGGCTCCGGGCATAATGGTTCGACCGTCAGAACATTGGAGTCCAGCCTTGGTCGCGTAACCGCTAAAATCTGCTTCCATTTTGACTGATCCTTTCAAAAGAGCTAGGCCCCAGAACTATCTTCTGGTTGTGGCATGTTGCTGTTTATAAGTTGATCGGCTTTTGGATCTGTCGAAGGTTTGATCCCCATAAATGTTCTAATCTCATTTGCTGAAAGAATCTCATTACGAGTAAACTTGTCAGCAATTTCAGCAATACTATTCACTGGGACCAACTTAAACGGATCACGGAAGTATTGAATACGCTCATCGCCTCGTGAACCCTGAACAATGAATGCTCTTTGCATGGATTGAACGATGGCGTCAACAATTGGCTCAATTGTGCGATTAAAGTAATTGAGCATGGCTTCTTCATTAGCCGTACCATTCATTACCTCTTCGGTCAAACCGAGTTGGTTATACAACATGTTAGTTAGATACTCTACTTGCTTAAGAAGATTGTTCTCAGCGGGTCGATTGAGCTGAGTAATTTTCTCAGTTCCATCAGTATAAGCGATACCGTACTGGCTCCCCTTAAGTTGAAATTCAATGTCCTCACGTCGCTTCTCTGCTTGCTGCCGACGAGCCTCAGATTTAATAACGTAAGGAAGCTGGATTATAAGATCAAGCTTTCCAGAACTAGACTGTTCATCAACTGCATCAAGAAGACCAAGTTTCCTGATCAATCGTTGAAGAGTAGAGTTCGGTTCATTCATAACCGCATACAATGGGTTCTCAACAATTGCTACATAACGTTTTTCTAAAGTAATTTCTTCTCGAACCCCTTTATTTTCATTATATACACTTAATTTTACGTGTTTTGGATACCAACTTACTACTTCTCCGACACGCATACTATAAACATCAAAAATCGCATTTGTATTTGGATTTCTAGTCGTATCAACTGGAACGATTGCTGCAACGCCTTTATCAAAAAGAGTCATGGCAACATCTTGTCTAAACGGTCTTGGAGATTGATCAATATTTGGGGACCAAACAAGACATTCATTTAATTGACTAGGCATATCCTCAATATATCTCTTATTATCATCAACTTTGATGTGTTTAATTTCAAGACCAGCTACATCAACGCTTATTCTAGTATAAATAGATGAAATAATGGATCTTTCCGAATAAACGTTGTGTCTAGGTCTTGACGGAGAACTGTTTCCATAATAAACATTACCACCAAGATCGTATACGTCAGAAGAATCGAGATTAAAAAAGGCGTTCCAAGACTTTTTGATTCGTTCAATGATAGGCAAGATATATCACCCCCATCTTAATAGTCTTTCTTATTTGTCACTCGAACGCCTCCTTGTTAGCCTTATATGCGATATACGCATCCATCATGGCAGAGACATTATCGATCTTTTCATCAGCTCGTTTCTTTAGAAGCTTGCGGTTTCCATTAGTATCTTCTAATGTAACTGCATTTCCCATAGCAAACGACATAAGATCTTGATCGAAGATAAGCTTTCGTTCTTCTGCTAAAATCTTAAGTTCTCCTAATGGAACCGATTCTGTTCGTGAACCTTGAATAACTTTCTCAATTCCAAAAGGACCATTCTCAGCTTCCCATCGAGTGACAAATTCTTTTGCGTTATATGGGTCAAAGCCTAAACACCGAACATCATACTCATTATGACGAATAAATTCATCGAGATCCTCATATACTTCCATCATATCGAGGACAGTTCCATCAAGAACGTGCAAACTTCCTTCTCGAATAAACTCTTCATACTTCATTCGCATAGCACCAGGAAGTTTCATTAACGTCAACGAAGTAATATAACTTCGAGTTTTAACACCAAACGAATAATTAGCAAATGGAAAGAGCAAAGTAAAGGCACAGAAATCGTCGCCTTGGGATAGGTCTGCTCCAAGAGCACACGGCATACCCCAAAACTCTCGGGATCGATGCGGAAGAGTTTCTTCATATGTAAAGAAATAAGTATAACCTTCCATTGGAATTCCAAACCTCTTGGCGAGAATGTCGTTTCTAGAGGCAGGAGCTTTCTCTGCTCTTTCTACATCCAAATGATAGACATCATACGTCACAGTCTTTCCAAGATTTGGATTTGCCTTTAACCATACCGCAGGATTATTAACTTCTTCAATTTCATCAAGTTTATAATGCCAGATGGAAACGTGCGGCGCTTGATATTCTCCACGAAGTATGCTAGCAAGTTCCATTTTGATGGTATCACCGGAACCGTTCCGAACAGTCCCTTCAGAACTGATAGCGACGATCAAATAGTCTTCCATCTTAGAAGCACCTTGCTCAATTGCTCCAACAACATCTTCTCTAATATCTCCAGACAACCATTCATCGATCGTCGAGACTTTAGGCCGAAGACCTTGAAGCTTATTGATCGTCATAGGACGAATCTCAAGCAATGAACCAGTAAGAAAGTTCTCAATACCCTTCTTTGTCGAAGCAAGCTTTACACGTTGAGCTCTAGAACCCGTTGTATTTTGTAAAGATCCTTCTGTAAGAAACTTAAAAAGAGGTCCTCGAGATCTAACAATGGCCGTTCTAAATGGAGACATTACTTCTTCGGCTTGCTTCATGGTTGGTGCTGTTGTAATCTGATGAGTAGTTGAGGTGTCTACATTTAAGAAGTATGCTTGAATACATTGTGCATACATTGACTTCGCTGCACCACGAGCTACAATGAGATACTGTTTGGTGGTTAGTCGTTTCTTTATTAGCTTTTGAACATAATGACCAGGTTGCCCAGGAATTCTTGGTTCTCCTGGTACTGATGGTTCGTAAACACTTCTTTCTACGAAGAAATACCATCCAAAAATTTGTTCAGCCCAAAGTTTGAATGAGTCAAGAAGATGAAGATCACTACCATCAGTAAGAGTGAGCTCAAATTCGCAATATTTGATGAATCCATGTACAGCCATATCATCATAGTAAATATTTGGATTAGCAATCAACTCATCAATACGATTCATTTCCATAGAAATTTCTCTATTAACCGGAATTTCTCCATTAAGAACTGCATCACGAAATTCGCCATAATACTTAGGAGTTGCAGTATTTGATAAAGTCAACTCCCACCTCCAAATTATTTACGCTTAGTTAGAGTATTAATAGCTTCAGAACTAACACCCTTCTTCCTAGCTATAGCTCTAACACCAAGAATAGCAGCACCAGTAAGGACTGTTGTAGCAACCGTTCGACCAGAATTAGACAAAATTTCTGCAGCTAGTCGTTGACCAGTCGAAACATCACGTTTATTAAGTTCATTATAACGCTTCTCCATCTCCATTCTTTTTATTCGACGATCAAGTTCAGCCGATGTCAATTTTGTTGGAGGTTTACCAAATACTGTACGATTAGTACTTCTAGCTTTCCGTTGACCCCAACGCATACCCTTTTTTCCGTAATGACTAATAAATTCCTCTACGTTGGCGTTCACGGAATTGTCTCCTCTTCGGGCGGCATTGGATCTGTCGGATCAAGCTCCCATTCACGGAAGACGTTAAGCCTCCATTCATATTCTTTGATTTGATTATTGACAGCTTCAATGAGGAACGATGTTGACGGAGGATCAAAGAGAGACCTTACCTTTAGGTAAATATATGTCTTGACCGTATGAAGCTGATTTGGCGGAACAGCATAATCATTCCATACTGCGGTTTCATCTTCAATCATGAATCCGCCTACAGGGCCTACGCCAAGCTGATCAAGAACAGAGAAGGTGGCGTTTATATGCGTGATCACATCCAAATCGAAGGGTGTATAACTTTCATCAAGCCCAAGAATTTTCTTAGTGCTTTTTAGGATGCTCTCTTCCATTTTCACCTCCTTGTTTTTACCAAAGCTTAGTATCATTTCGATTTCTAGTAATAACCACCTTTGGAAGACCTTTATTATTACCAAAATGAATAGCATTATGCGTATTTTTAGTGGTTGTTATGAGATATTCTGGATCAAATATCCACTCTTCGCCATGAATAATATCATCAGCCATCATTGGATTAATATGATGAACTAATATATCTCGATAAATTTCAAATCCAGGAATACCTAAATCACAGCCATTATCCCGTAATATAACCTCTTCACGAGCTCTTTTCCATTCATATGACGTATAAAAACCTTGATTAATATAACGATCAAACCCAAAAGTAGCACTTCCAACAACATCACCTAATTTTAAATATTCAAATCGTTCATCAAACGTATTAAAACGAGATAATTCACGATATGTTCTAATCTTCGTCATAATCATCAATTTCCTGTACTTCTCGACCAGCATATGAACGCATAGCATTCAAAGCTTCTGCATAAAGCTCTTCAACTCGCTTTCCAGAAGCAAGTAGTTCTACTTTAGAAGTTAAAAGCTCATTTTCTCGTTTAAGACGCTCTTGCTCCAACCTTTCTCGAGTAGAACCAAGTTTCAAATAATGAGTAATTACTTGCGACGAAGCAGTTCCGGCAGTAAGTTGTTTCTCAGCGAGATCAATGGCTAGAGATACTAGCTGATTTTCTCTATTCTCTTCAGTAAGCGCAGGTCTACGAGGCTTATCTCGTCTAGCCATAGACCCTCCTTCTCAATTCTATTAATTCACTGTACCTGTTCGAAGAAGTCACTAACCCGCCATGGAGCGCCTGCTCCTCCACCATCATCTTCCGGAGGCAGTTGACCAACCAACGTACAACCGCGCAATTGTTCCTTTGTAACTGAAACATGAGGAAGATTATCCCGATGGATAGTGGCTCGAGGCTCAGCTGAATAACCAACCTGCCATAGAACTAGTGGATCAATTTGACCAACGCCAACAAATCTAGCATAAGCATCAGTCACTTCAACATACAGCAAAGCCATGTCATCTCCTTCTGGTTGTGGCTCAGGTACAGGAATAAATCCTACAGCTACATCGTTACGAAATTCATCCATATCCCACATATCAGAACCACTAGCATAATCAGATTCACCTGCAGGATCAATTTTACGACTAGGCGCCCATTCAAAA